CCAGCAACGGGTGTTTTAATTGTAGCCATGGTTTGAGTTCCCTTTATCTTATTTACCGTATTCTAGTAAATGATATCTCAGTGTATATTTTTTAGTCAACAAAAAAGGGCCTTGCGGCCCTTTTTTGCTCTTCCCATCCCGGGGAAAGTGGTGATTCTCTGATTAGGAGAAAGACAAGTTGCTAACAGCGATTTCGCCAACGTAGTCGCCAGCATTGCCGAAGCTGCTTGCGGTGTTGGTGAGTTCGATGAAGCCATAACGTGTCATGAACGATACGACTGGTTCGAATGTGGTTGGATCCAACACAACTCCTGAGCTCATCAGGGGAATGTATGGGCAGTAGAATGCAGGAGCGTCAGCTTCTGAACTACCTTTGTATCCAACCAGCACAGGTGTGGTGTCGCTGGCATAACTGTCAACGAACACACGCATTGCGCCGTTCAGTGTACCAACAAACTTGGTGTTGGTAGGTGCTTCGAATGTGCCTTCTGTAGTACGAGCGAATGCAGAAGTGGTAGCACTTTGCAACACGGTCAAACTTGCTGAAGATACAACAGCATAGTTACCAGCGCCACGACGAGTGCGTTGAGCGATCAGGTTAGCAACACGGTTGATAAGAACAGCCAGAGCAGCGTGTTCGTCACCAACGAATGTAGCAGTACCAGAAACGGTAGCTTGGTTGTATGTGTACTCAGTGGTAGCCAGTGAGCGCAGGCTCAACAAGATTTCCTGGTCGATTTCAGCTGTAATTTCTTGAGCCAGAGCAGCCATGATTTCGGCTTCTACGTCGATACCATGCATTGCTTGTGCGTCTTGAGCAGCTTCAAATGTCCAACGAGCTTGCAGCTTACGTGTCTTAGCTTCAACTGCTTGCTTCAGGATCTGAACGCTGATCTGACGACCACCGGAACCTTCAAGCACTGCTGTGTTAGCACCAGAATAGATATTCTGTGTAGGATCAACAATACCAGCAGTAACGCTAGATGCTGAAGAGTATGCCTGAGCGATCAAGAATGGGCTCAATGCTTCTTGGCCAGCAAGAGTACTGGTTTGAGCAGCACTGTTGTCAGTCATGGTGTTGGCATAACGCACACGCAGGGTGTGGATCTGACCAACTGGACCAGTCATGGGCTGAACGCCTACCAATTCGTTAGCAATAACGGTTGGCATAACACGACGGATCACTGGCAGAATCACACGGTTCAGTGTGGCGATGTTGCCGGAACCGGTTGAACCAGAACTTGCATTTTCTTTCAAATACTTGCGTGTGTTCTCGAGGATCACGCTCATACTTGTACGCTTGTTGCCTTTTAGGCCTTCGAGAAGGGCTTCTTTGGTTTCTCCCCAACGGCCTTCTAATAGAGTTTGTGACATTTAAGTCTCCTTAGTTAAAAAATTACAGCCCTGCCAGACGCTTGATAGCGATCACATTGCTGTTGTCAACACTGTCTTCGTCTTGACGAGGGGCAGTTTTATTACCAGTGACTTCTGACACATTTTCTGAGATCACCTGGCGGGCTTTCACAGACTTGCCTTCAGCTAATACGGCTGGTAGATACTTTTCAAAAGCGTTCTTCAGACGGTTTGTCTGCACACTTTCGAGTAAATTACGCATCACTTCGCGTTTCTCTTCGTTGAGAGGAGAGAGCAATTCGTCCATTGTGCTTTGACGCACATTAGATTCGCGAATGATTCGTATTTCACGTTCCTTAGACTCCACAAGAACTTTTGCTTTCTTGCCGAGTTTGATGGCTTCTGACAGTTGACTTTCTCTGGCAGCGATGATGTTTTGCAACTTGCGGACTTCGGCTTTCTCATTGAGGTGAGTAGCACCAAATTCAGCAGCATACGCTTCAAAGATACGACGACCAAAATTGTTCTCGCGAGCAATTTTAACGTCTTCGTGTAACTGTGTGAGTTCGGCCTTGAGGTGATGGCTGACTGCTTGGCTCATTTTTGCGGCACTTTCTTTTACGAAACGTGTCTTGAGACGCTCCAATTGACCACGTGCTTCACGCACCAAACGCACTTTGGTTTCCACCACGTCACGTTTGTCTTGGGCAAATTCTTGGATTTCACGAGCCAGTGCATGCACCATGAAGCCTTCGAGTTTTTCTAGGCCTTCATTGTGCTGCTTGCGGTCTTTACGCAGTTCGCTGATTTCTTCAGCCAATTTGGTCACCATAAAGTTGTTGAACTTTCCGGCGCTTTCTTTCATCTTGGCTTGGAATCTCACGCGATCTTCGCGCAGGGCAGCTTTCTCTTGAGCAAACTCAGCGAGTTCACCGGCGAGACCGTCTGTCATCATCTTGTCTAAGGCTTCAACCATCACTGTCTTGTCGTGCTCATAGCGTTGTGCGAACTCTTCACGTAGTTCGGCTCGAACCTGCTCACGTGCTTCTGTCAGTTTTGATTCCCAAGCTTCGTTGAGTTCTCTGCTGACGTCTTCATTGATCAGGCCGCTATCTAGCAATGGTTTGATTGCATCTAGCATGCTTTACTCCTTAATTTTGAGATCTTTGATAAGGCGTTTTACTTCCTCACGCAAGAATCTCTGTACCTTGCTGTCTGTCCCTGCTTCTTTGGCAATCTCCAATACTTTATGACCATACTTCATATTACGAAGTCCTTCATAAATTGCACGGGGATATGCATGCGGAGCACTGGGCTGGGCAACAATATCTACAGTGACGATTTCAAAGTCACTGACATGTCCGTTGCTGTCGTTCACGTTTCCGGAACCACGGCTCGAAACTCCTAGTTTGACACCCGAATCCAACATGGTCTTGACCAATTGGCCCATGGGTGTGGGTAATATTCTCAACTTGCCATATCCTGCTGGACCATCCATCCACATCTTGTCGATGCAATGGCTCACACGATCCAAGTTGATTTTCAAATCTTCTGGGTGATCTACTTCACCCAACACTGAATAACCACCACGCAACTGCTCATTGATACTGTGAACGGCTTTGCCAATTTCATTTACAGGGTAAACTCGTTCGTTAGCGTTTTTTACTCCGCCTTCGATACAGATACCTTCCATGTACAATGTCTTGCCTGCGCCGTCAGGACCATCTTCAACCAAGACACGAATCTTGGCTTGGTTGAAGTTTAGATGTTCCTGTAAGTATTTCATCGCAGATTACTTTCCGCTACGTGGAAATGGTGTGCGTGTGTTTACACCGCTGGCTTGACCCAAGTGTGGCTTGGTAGCTGGCTTCAAATCTTGCTTGGCTTGAGCTGGTGTGTTACCAACTTTACCAATCAGATCTTTGGTGCTGTTTTTGTAAGCAGCAGTGTCGTGATGTCCACCTTCGTTTTTGCCTGCACGAACAGGACGGCCTTCCATACCGGTTTGACCAGCATTGAATGCTACCGGACCTGCTTTGCCGTCACCTTCTTCGTGTGTTGTGACTTTGGGGTGAACTTGCTTCAAGCTGATGTTTTCCATCATGCCTTCTGTTTCAAATTCGTCAGCATCAATTTCCATGTCTGACATGCCGTCGTCATCCATTCCACCCATGTCGTCGCCGCCCATCATTTCTTCAAATTGAGCCATGAGTTCGTCTAGCTTGTCTTCCAGATCCAAGATGCGATCTGTTTGTTCAGCATCATCCATTTCTTCGTCATGATCATGTTCCATGTCATGTGTGAGATCTTCGCCGTCTTTTTCAGCTTCGTCGTCAAACTCAACATCATCATCTTCGGCTTCGTGCATGCCTTCTTCTTCCATTTCAAGTTCGTCGATCATTTCGCCGGTTGCGCTTCCGCCCATCATGTCGTCGCCTTCTTCCATTGGAGGATTTCCGTCAGTGTCTGGACCTTCGTCACCCATTGCATTGTCTTCTTGCATTAGGTTTTCATAGATCTGACGGCTTTTTGATACCACGATCTGATGGAAAAGTTCTTTGGCTTTTGCGTCTTCGTCGTTGATCACGTATTCAATCAACTGTTCGAACTGGTTTTTGCTCATGTAAATGGCTCCTATAGGTATTCTTTAATTTTGCCACCCGGCAAAATCTATATCTATATTTACGATTTAATGGAAAAAGATACTGTTTATGACAGTTTTTTTGCCAATTTAGGCAGCTATATTAAGCTGGTGGTGCGGCAGCTGGTGCGTATTGAGTTCTGATA